TTCGTAAGGGTGCTTCTGTGCGTCCAGAGCGATAGCGTCAGACAGATACGCATCAGCCATAGCAAAGTACTCAGGTGTTGATGTACCGCCTGTCTCGCCTCTCTCACGCGCTGCTAGAGCTACTGCCAAATGTATCACAGGCATCGCAGGTATTAACATAGGATCTGTGTCAGCAGCTAAGTCTTCATTGCGTAACACACAGTTAAACCTGAGAGTGTAAACACCGTCAGGCTTTGGGTATATGTCTATTTGTGAATCACCTTGGGAGTCAACACCATTGTACGTGTAGAACTGTGGCGATCCACTCGCGGGAGTTTGATTGAGGTACTGATTGTCAAACCATTTAGAAGTACGGTACTCCATAAAAAAGTTAGAAGTATCGTTAATGACATCCAATGCTTTAACACGGTTCTGACTGCCTGTAAGCACATAGTTAAATATGTCTGCTGAAGTTGTAATGGTTAGTGTGGTACGTAAGGCCGACCAGTCCCAAGAAGTCTCTACAAGTTTCTTAGCGTCATTAACAAAGTCACCTATCATCTTGCTATAGGTAGTAGAGTTTACGCTAGTAACTTCCTCTTCTCGTATCCTTCTCAGGACGTTGTTTACCAATTCTAAATATGTCATACTAACATACCCTTGTTAATAATCTTGTTTAGTTCACTCATGTAGTCTGTCTGTGGTGATTGTATTAAAGCTTGTACTGTAGGGGATTGATATGTTATTCCATACTGAACAGGATCAAACATGCCTTGCCTTCTTGCTGAACTAGCTGATGAGCCTGACGAAACTGGAGGAGTAACCGTAAAGGCATCTTCTATTTCTTCTTCTTTATCTGGATCTTCTGTTATTGTGTACGGTGGGTCTGATGTTAAGGGATCTTCAACAACAGTAGGCTCGGTAGGAACCCCACCAAAAGTAAGGAGATCGTCATTGTCATCTTCAACGACTACATTAGTAAAGGGTTCATCTTCAACAACATCATCAACAACAGTAGGCCCGGTAGGCACCCCGCCAAACGTAAAATCATCGTCGTCGTAATCTTCAACAACTACATTACTAAAAGGATCATCTTCAACAACATCTGTTCCATTATTGACCGAGTTAAACATCCCCCCAAAAACATCAATAACTTGATTTACCCTGTCGCTTTCTGCTGGATCTTGTTGCTCAAATACCTGACTGCCGCCGCCAAACGTAAGGGCATCATCCGCAACAACTGGATCGGGAGTAACATTTTCCCCATTATTGACCGAGTTAAACATACTCTCAAAAACATCAATAACTTGATTTGTTCGGGGATCTTCGGCAACTTCTTCTACAGTTTCATCTACAGTTTCATCTACAGTTTCTTTGGTGTCTTCTACTTGCTGTGTACCAAAGTCTTCAGACTCACCAACTAAATTAGTTTTAGGAACTTCTTTCTCTGGCTCTTCTTCTACGCTAGTTATTGGAGGCGTTGCCTCTTCTTCGCTTTCAAGAAGACCTGAAGCCCAATCAACAATTTCTTGACCCCATACACCAGCAGTCACGATACCAGCGAGTCCTCCGGGCAAAGATCCGTTTTCGTAAAGTGTACTTAACACGCCTATTGGATCTGTAGCAGCGTTTACAACTTGCTGCCAAACCGTGTCTTTAACTCCTGTAGCCCAGTCGCCAATACTCTCAGAATCTAATATGTCTTGTATTGTTCCAATCGTTACTGATCCGGGATTAAAGCCACCGGGAAGACCGGGAATAAATATTGCGCCACCAGTGCCAAAGATACCACTAGGGCTTCCAACGCTGCCGCCTGCACTGGGCCACATAACACCGTAGCCGCCGTTGAGAATGCTTTGTACATCACCACTGGGTAAGTTTATCCCTCCAGCCTCTAAGATTGTTCTTACAGCGTCGCCCCAGTCTTGAGGCGTCATGTCTTTAATCGCGTCTATACCGCCTTCAACCTTACTAACAACCCAATCCCAAGCATCGTTTACGTTTTCTTCTATAAAGTCGCCTGCCTCATCTATAAAAGAATAAGGCTGCTCTACTACAGGCATTGGAATTTCTTCAACTGAATCGTCTATAATTTCTTCTTCAGGAATGCTATCTATAACACTACCTAAAAGACTAGTTATTTGATCACGCCGAGGGCCTGCTGTTACGGTGTCATCATCTGTTGTATCCCCTAGTATGTCTTCATCAAGACCTTCCAAATCATATTGAGTCTGAATGTACGAATAAAACTCAGGATAGTCTTCTGCAATTTCCGTTAAGTCTACACTTTCTCCTGCGTTAAGGCGATCAAGCAGAGCTTTCATTTCTGCTACTTCATCAGGCGTCTGGTTTCTGTCGCCTACGTCAAACTCTGGGCCTCCATAATATTCGTCAACATACGTATCAAAAATAGACCTAAGCCAGTCGCCATAATCTGTACCAGAATTTTTAAGGTAATCGTCAAGCTCTGGCGGGTTTACAACTTCGTTAGCAGAGGCACTAGAAATTGGAGAGGCTGAAAGCGTAGCGGAGTTAGGAACAGGTCTAATGACAGGTGCGGGCGCGGGTGTAAACACAGGTGCGGGCGCGGGTGTAAACACGGGAGCAGGCGCGGGTGTAAACACGGGAGCAGGAGCAGGCGTAGGCGTTCTTACTTGATTTACCGTTCCTAAAAGATTACCAAACATACTACTAGGGCTTGACACAGAAGGCGCAGGAGTAGGCGCTGACATTCCCGCCTGTGTTTTTGGAGAACCCGCAGCTCTCCATTTAGCCAGCCATGTTTTCTGAGAAGGTGTCGCTTTGCCTGCCGCTTCTTGACGCAGCATAAAGTTTTTGTTATCTGCCCACGCCATTATTTATTCCTCGCACAGCCTTTGGCTTTCTCAAAAGAGCGCATGGCCCCTAAGCCCAACATACCCATAAGCACTGGCATCATCTGACTCAAATCCAAGGACGGCAAAAAAACATCCACACCAGATAGAGTAAGGGTAAAATTCCCAAGAGGGACGCAGATAAAATTAAATGCCATTCCGCTAACACACACCCACCCAACCGCTGGACGCCAGCCAGACACAAAGAGAGAAGTACTTTTAGCTTCTTCTTTGTTAACTGCAATTTGGGCTTTAGCCAACTCTTGAGCGTGTCTTTCAGCCATTGTAGATATTTCATGGGCAAGCCTATTCCTTTCATCTGAGTCTGGGATGAACTTATCAAGCAATGAAGTAACTGGGCCAATCAATAGTTCCAACATTAGCGCACCATGTAAACAACAAACGATGCCACAGCACTGACACCTATCCAGAAGAATCTTTCGCTGGTCTTTATTAGCTTTGAGTTAAGAATGACATCTTCTGACAACTCAATAACTTTATCTTCTTGCTCGTCGAGGCGCTTCTCAAAACGCTCCATTCTACTAAGTAACGATAAGAGTCTTTCGTCAACTACAGCAATCTGACTAACGGCTTCACACACTTTGTCTAAAGCCTTCTCCATACGCTCTATTCTGTACTCACTGACTTCCACGGCTAACAACCACCAGAGCCGCCAAAGGTTAAAGAGTCACACTCTTCTGTTTCTTCTTCTACAACTACTTCTTCCTCGCAAACAACAGAGTCTCCACCAAAGGTAAACCCTGAGTCTTGACAAACTTCTGTTACTTCTATCAGAGGCGTCAAAGGTCGAATGTCAAAGCCGCCTTCATCAAACCTAGTAAACGACCATACAGCCCCGTTATCTACGTACACCTTGGAGCCTACAGGCAAAGCAACTACCGTACCATCCTCTAAGTAAAGTTCAGCAGCAGACGCAGTAAAAGCAACTAAAGCTAATAGGAAAGTTAATACCTTCATTTCTTAATGTCCTTTGTGTGGGTCTCAGTTTCAACTTCAGTGTGCGAACAGAACCCCAGACAGATCGTAGATTTCTCTCGTAGTGTGCCTGAGCATCCACAGAGTAACACGAGCGCTAGGGCTGCTAAGGTTTTCATTAGTCACGAGTCTCGGGAGCAACTGCCCAAGGAGCGCCTGTGCCCCGAGTAGGGTTAGCCTTCTCAGCAATCTGAGCCTGAACAGAAGCTTCTACAGACTCCTGCTCAGAGGGCGTGTCGTCCATCTTGTTTGTAGCCATCTCAGCTACCAGCCAACCTAATACAGTTTCCTCGGTAATCTTGTCCCAAGGCATGAAGTTATCCGCAGAAGGATCTGGAAGAGACGTAGTGCCGTAAGCTGAACCTACGTTACCGTCTGCATCTTCACCTGTGCAGCGCCAGTGGGCTACAGTAGCTACGTTGTCTAGACCATCTTTGGATACTTCGTAGTCTAGGGATGAAACTGTCCATGTAATCGTTGTCATTCTTTATGCTCCTTTGAGTGCCGCTACTTCGGCTTTTAAGTCTTGGATTTCTTTAATCATCATTGGGACTAGCTTACTGTAATCAACAGCCCACATGTCCTCATCAGTCTCACCCTTAGATACAGCGTAAGGTGCTACAGTCTCAAGCTCTTGAGCTATGAAGCCGTACTCCTGATGTTCACCGTCAGCCTTCCAGTCGAACGAGCGAACCTTGATGCTGTCGATGTTACCAGCAGGTGCGTCTACAACGTTCTCC